CCTTCACTGACCACAGTGTCGAAGATGTCGCCAAGATCACTCATTGTATTTGTTTCCTTTCAGAGTCCCACAATTTGTGGGGTGTTCCGTAAATGGTGGCAGGGGCGGGATTCGAACCCGCAACCTCCAGCTTATGAGGCTGGCAAGCTACCGTTGCTCCACCCTGACATGGCATCCCCCGAACGATTCGAACGTTCAACCCGCGGCTTTGGAGGCCGCTGCTCTACCGATTGAGCTAGAGAGATGAGGCCGTAAGGCAGAATCAGCGCAGCACGAACCAGGCGTTCGGAGCAAGCTTGATGATCTCCTTCGTCACGTTCTGAGCGCCAGTCAGAGCCGCACCCGTGAACGTCACACCAGCACCCGCGATCGTCAGACCACCAGCACCAGTCGTCGCCACACGAATAACCGTACCACGGTTAATGTTCGGCGCAACAGCATCAGTCGGCACCGTCACAGTCACCGCACCAGCAGCTTGAAACACAACCAGATTGTCTGCGTCAACCTGACCCAGCGTGCGGGTCGTGGCCGAAGGCACGACAACAGGGGTCTTACGATCAATGTGGCGCTCGTTGACCTGACCAGCATTTTCCTGACTAAGCGTCATGGTTTACTCCTTTGCAAAGATTTGAGAAGGTTACGTTGCAACGTCACTTTATACGCCACAACCGTCACATTAGCGGCATACCAGCACCCGCAGTTTCAGGTGGCAACTGTGCCTGACCAGGCATTTCAGGCATCGGCGGAGGTGGGGCCATAATAAACATCGAAGGGTCTTTGATACCGAAACCGTTACGCAACACATGCTCAGCCAGCTTCGCAGGATCAACCACACCAGCCTGCAAAAACGGGGTCATAGCATCCATCATCTGCATCGCAGACTGGCGACGGAACGACTCGTTCTGCGGCTGGGTAGACCCAGCCTCAACCTGGAAATCGAACTCGCCTTCAATCTGCTCACGAGTAAACGGCACCCACGTCGCGATCCCATCAGGACCGACAACACGAGCGATCTGCTCAGTCGTCAAAAACTCCTGAGCAAGCTGCACCGTACGACGAGCCATTTCCGAAATCATTAGCTCAACAAGCGCAAGCTTGTCCGCCGAACGAGCATTCGACATGTCCTGAATCATGCTCGCCTCGGTCGCAGTACGACGAATCTCCGACACCTGACCGCGCTGATATTCAGTGATCGCAGCCGTCAAATTGATGTCGTCCAGAATCATTGCGGTCTGATTGTAGAACTCGGGAGGCAACATGCTGGTCCCCACAGGGGCCAGCACGTCCGCCAGCGGACCATCATACTCGGTTTCGATAATCGCATTATCAGCCCCACTCAGCAGAGCTTCCATGCCCTTCGGGCCAATCTCAGAAGGCTTGGCAAGATACATGCGACGATACCGTTTACGGTCGTTGATCATCTGCGTACGGGTCATCGCAAGTTCGATCTGCAACGGCAGGATCGACTCGACATCACCGAGCGGATACAGCTTTTCGGGAACCACATAGTTCAGACCGAACACGAACGGATGCGGGAACGGAAGCGGCGTCTCATCAGGTTCGATCAGAAACTCGTCACAGCCATCAGCGAACACGCACATCGTCTTGTCGATCAGGTTGTAATATTCCCACACAACCACGAAATCGCTGTCCTTGCCGCGGTTCTCGCCGTCAAACATGACATCTTCCTGGTCATGCTTAGCGTCCGACATGGCGGTCGGCTTCAGCTTCTTGCGTGCACCAGCATCCCAGTTTTCGTTTTCGCGTGCAACCTCGATCGGGACGTAAGTGCGCTGCGCGATCCAGCGCGCGTGCTTGATGCGGGTCGCATCAGGATCAATGTAGATGTCGAACGGTGAAATACGCTCAACGGAAGGATGGTCGGCGGTCACCACCACCTTCATGGTGGGTGCCGCCGCAATCACCTCATCATCAGACGGGTACACAACCTTCAAACCCTCGGCATCGGACCGTTCACGGCCCGCCGCAACCTCCATCAACGCCTGCTGGACCGTTGACGTGTACTCGTCACGGTCCATTTCGACATCTTCCTCGCGCAACGTCCAGGTCACCTTACAGATACCCAGGCCAAACATGACGAAATCGCGGATCGCGAGCTTCAGTTCCTCATGAACATTATAGCGCTGCCAATTGTAGTTCACCATCGCCTCAACGGTGGCTGCACGTTCCACATCTGCGGCCTTACGGGCGTTCACGGTGATCTTCGGGTAGTTCACAACGATGCTGGGAACAATAATGTTAACCGTGGAGAACACCATGTTGGGTGCAATCACGTCATCATAGTCGCCAAGTTCACTGTAGTCGTACTGGGAGGCGTACACCTTGATGAACTTCGCCCACTTGGAGTCGTAACCTGCGTCTTTCCGCCACTTTGCGGCGGCTTCGACCCGCTTACGGTACTTTTTTGTGGTCGTACGGCCCTTGCTGGGGGTTTCGTAGTCCGAATCGGGGTCGTTCCCGACCCTGTAATCCATCGAGTTGCCCATCAAGTCGCTACCTCACTTCGTTCGGTGGCGTAGGCTTGCAAATTTGCAATCCTACGCGGGTCGTCCCCCAGCAAACCCAGGGCCGTGTTACATGCAGCGCACAGCAACCCACGCACACACCTGCCACACGATCGTTTCCCTGGGCAGCAGCGGTGGTCATGGTCGACCGCCAGCCTGTACTTGCCACATTCGGCTTCTGGGCGACCGCACGCGGCGCATCTGCCGTTCTGCGCCGACCACATAGCTTCATAATTCTCATTTGTCAGTCCGAAACGGGCTAGATTGCGTGTCCGTGCCCGTTCGGGTCGCGTCATTTCGCTGCGATATGGCGGCGCGTTCTTCTTCACGGTACATGAGCGACATGCAGGGCTAGGTTCCCAGCGCCCACGCCGCTGGCCATTCCTGTAGCGCACTTTCAGACAGATGCCGCAGAGCTTTGCGTCGGTGGAAACGGGCAAAAACCCAACTTGCAGCATTACTTAGCTCCTTCCGTAGTAGGTTTCCCACCAAATGCGCCGTTCTTTTTGCTAACTTCGCCGATTTTTGCCAGCGTTGACGGGCCCGCACCGTTCCACCCCTTGCCAGTTTCACGCGGCACAGGGTCGAAACCCGCTGCACGGGCCTCGGAAAGCGCGTGCCGTGCCCGTTCCGACTCGGTGCCGTTATGCCAATACGATTTGCCACCCTGGAGAGACAGGGAAACACCACGAGTGCGACACTTGAAGCACAGATCAGGGTTCGGGTTGTCATCACGGAACCTGTCAAGGGGCCATTCCAGCCCACATTCAGCACAAATACGACCAGCATCCATCACGTTTATCACCTTCAACCGTCACTTTGAACCCAAAACACGGCGACGACCAGCGTCGCCGCCACCCAACTTGTGCTCCCACCACGCAAACGAACCCTTCACCTGAGAAGCAGAAACCTCAAGCGTAGGCAATTCCTTCTTCGCATACGCAATCCCCTGGATTGCCAACGCCAAAGCAATCACACAGTCATCATGCGGCGACCCTGACATCTTGCCGTTCTGGTCACGGGTGAACGTCATCAGCTCATGGATCGTTTTCTTGTGCGGAACATTCGGAACGTCGCGCAGCCAAGCGCCCAACTCGTCAACCAGCACAGGCTTAGTTGTGCCAGAAGTCATGTAACCCAACGATTCAAGCGCCTGGTTGTTGCGCCGCGCAAACGCGCGACGACGATAAATGTTCTTATACTTCGCTCGTTGCAGAGCCTTGACCACGGTCAGACCGTGGTTGTTCACTTCGGGCACAATGATCGCGTTCCGATACCACCAGCCGATCGCGGGCAGGATCGTTTCACCAAACACATCAGGGTCAACCTTGCCATACCAGCAGGCCACAGGCTTCCCTGTGTTTACACAAACAACCCAAGCAACCGTCGCGTCACCATGCTCCAAACCCATCGCGGTATCGTTTCCGACCGCATACGAGTACCTGTCCGCATGGTTCGGTGGTTCCCACACCGTAAACGGGCCACCCTCATAGATTTGGACATCCTTGTGGGATGCCCCCTGGATCGTCCATTCGGTTCCTGTTTCGGGACGAAACTTTCGGATCAACTCCAGGTTGAACACAGGGTTACCTGATCCGACGAACGCCTCCTCAGGGTTCGACGGATACTCCTGGTGGAGCTGCCACAGGCGGCTTGCCAGTTCCCGCTTCTTCTGCTCATACCAGTCCGCGTCCCTTTCAGGGACAGCGGACCACGGGAAGAACACGGGGTTGAAACCGTTGACACCAGCTTGGGCTTCCAGCCACATCGTGTGAAAGAAGTTGCCTTCACCGTTCGCGGTGCTCAGGCCGATCGCACGACCGCCGAGGTCGGTGGTCGCTTCGACGGAGGCGAACGCCTGTTCGGGGTTCGGCAGGAACGCCCATTCGTCCAGAATGATCAGGAACAGCGAGTCACCACGGGCAGGGTCGTTGTTCGACGGCAGTGACGTGATGATCGACTCATTGTCGAACGACATGCGCTGCGAGGTTCGGTCCAACAGTTTCGGTCCACGCAACTTCACCCACTCAGGCATCGAACGCATCGCATACCGCGTCTTCGCCAGTAGCTTCACCGATTCACGCTCAGATTTGGACAGCATGACGATTTCGCGGTCGGGCCAGCCGAACGCGCACCACAAACAGTAGGCTGCAACCAGGGTGGAGAACCCGATCTGACGGGCTTTCAGGTTGATGTTGCGACGATACTTGATCCAATCCCAAATCACTTGGGATTGGGATTCCCGCAGCTTGAACGGGATACGGCCCTTACCAGGGAACTTGACATGCAGGTTGTCTTCGCAGAACGACACGAATCCTTGATGAAGGATTCGTACGGTGTCGTCTTCCAGGTCTTTTGTCCAGTCAACCCCGTCCGTGTTCGGGAACCAGTGCCGCCATTTGATCTCCTGATCCAGTTCCGAGATCGACCATGTGACCTTCTCTTTGCGGGAACGCTTGATGGCGTTCGCGCTAGGGGTGGCCGCATTGGCCCCTAGAAGGGCCGCAGACGGCCGCAAACGGCCGTCGGGTACCCGAGTGCCATTTTCGGTCATTCGGCGCTCTCAGAGCCTTCCAGCGGCCTATCGGGCGAAGTCCCAGCAAGCTTGCGTGAAGCAAGCTCAATCGTCACCGACTCCAGATTCTGGGCCAACGCCTCAGCACGGAGGCGTTCCAGTTCCTCCAGGGAATAATCCTCAAACGAATCACCCTCAGCATCCTCGGGCAGTTCCAGAAAATCCGCGGTACGCCCAAACTGGGAATACACCCCAGTTGCCTTCAGCCACACCTCAGCAACCTTCGGGTCCTTCTTCGCCATCGCCACCTCGTACATCATGTCGAGAATGTCCGTCACCTTCTTCGGCTCCCCAACATTCTGCAACGTGACAAAACGAATCGCCTCAATAATCCGCGGGTCCTTCGACCACTTCCAAACAGCTTGCTCAGTAACACCAATAACTTCAGCAAACTCTTTTTGAGTCTTTGGAGACCGTTGCAACTCAGGAGTAGCCTTCCAAATAACATACGCCCGCTGTCGAGCGTTCAACTCGCGCGCCCGCCTGGCGCGCTCGGCGTTCGTGATATTCCCAGAATTCTTGTTACCCATACCCTATGAACCAAAACCGTAACCCGACAAAAACCCCCAACCGTTCAACACCGTTGGGGAGGGGGGCGAGCGCAACGGGGGTCAGTGGGACTCTAGATACGCAATGCACGCTTTCAGGGTCTCGACGGAATCTCGGGCATAACCCAGGACAGAGTTGCAGGTTCCACACAACATGCCACGAACACACTTCTTGCAGCCTTGCGATCCAGGGCAACAGGCGTGGTCGTGGTCGACTTGGGTTGCCTCTTCTTTGCCGCAGGCGGCGCAAAGCCCCTGTTGAGAGGCGTAAAGGGCCTTTCGTTCCTCGGCCCACATCCCGTGTCGCTGACGCTCTCGGTTCCTGTCTCGGGAGCGCTTTGCCTCCAGGGCTTGGGGATTCTCCAGGTAGCGACGACGCTCGCGAGCTGCCCTGATGGGGCGGCGACACTCCTTGCAGGCGCTGCGACGCCTGCCTTGGGCATCTTTCTTCTCGAAACTCTCTACGGGCTTCGTCTCGCCGCAGACTCTGCATGTCTTGTGGGTTCGGATAGTTGCTGCCATACCTTATACACGTGTTTCGTCACACCCCACTCGTTGGACCCCCGCGGAAGTCACCTCGGGGGGGAGGGGACTTAGACACCCCCGAAGCAGAGCGGAGGGGGAAACCGTCACCAACCCACTTTCAGACAGAAACAACAAAGGGCGGACACCACGAAGGTGGTTCCGCCCGATAGAAGCTAGTAGTAGCTAATAGTAGCTTACTAGTAGCTTACTCACTAACGTTCGTAAGCTAAGAAGCTATAAGAAGCTACTAGAAGCTAACAAGCTCCGTTCGGCGCTCCCGCGCCTCACTCTATCAGAAAAAACCGTCAACACCCCCTGACCAGCACAAACACACAAAACCCCAGCACACAGCGTTTGTTACAAACATGTTACAATATCACACACACAAGGTACAGGAATCCTAAAACCCCAGCACACACCCCCCAAACCAAACATTTGTGAAATATGTCACAGACAGCCAGATACCGAACCACCACGGGACTCTTACCATCCTGCATGCCGCCGCCCCCCTGTATGCCCCCGTGCCTGTGTGGGGGTGCCGTGTGTGTGGGTGCGGGCTGGTTGGGCCAGCGGCCACCCGAGCAAACGCTTGGTCAACCAAGCAAACGTTAGGTCAACCGAGCAAACGCTTGATAGGGGTCGGGCCATGTTAGGCAAGCCTAACAAAACCCTTGAGGCGGGAAGATAGTTGAGTTCGCTCAACAGTTGTGTGCGCAAGTTTCGGGTGGGGGTCGGGTCGTGGGGGTCGGGTCGGGTGCTTGTGGCGTGGGTTTATTGATTGGTCGGTTAGTTTCTTTGTGTAACTTGTTTGTGTGCTGGGTTTGTTTCCACAGGTTGTGGATTTCTTGTGGATATTGTTTGTAACGTGTTTGTAACGTGCAGCCTCTAGACGCCGTTA